AAGATGGAGAAGGTGCATGTCCTTATATTGTAACTATTGAAGAACAATCACAAAAAGTTATTTCAATTAGAAGAAACTGGGATCCTGAAGACGAAACAAAACAAAAGAAAATGTTCTTTACACATTATCGTTTTGTTCCGGGCTTTGGTTTTTATGGTCTTGGTCTTATTCACTTTCTTGGCAACCTTACAATGTCTGCAACTGCTGCACTGCGTAACCTTATTGATGCAGGTCAGTTTGCAAACCTTCCCGGCGGCTTCAAAGCCAAAGGTGTTCGTATTGTAGGTGACAACGATCCTATTGCTCCGGGTGAATTTAAAGAAGTCGAAGCAACAGGAATGGATTTGAGTAAGTCAATCATTTCACTTCCATACAAAGAACCATCACAAACATTGTTCCAAATGCTTCAGTTTATTTCTGGCGCAGGTCAAAAGTTTGCTGACACAACGGAGCAGGTTATCAGCGAAGGTTCTAACTATGGTCCTGTCGGCACGACTATGGCATTGCTTGAAGCATCAAGTAAATTCTTTAGTGCTATTCATAAACGACTTCATAAATCACAGCGTGATGAATTTAAAATTTTGTCACGTATTGATTATGAAAGCTTGCCACCAGAATATCCATACGATGTTCCGGGTGTGTCGGAAAGAATTTTCAAGTATGACTTTGATGGTCGTGTTGATGTGCTTCCGGTAAGTGACCCGAATATACCGTCTTCTGCACATCGTCTGATGATGACACAGATGGCAATGCAGTTGGCTCAGTCATCTCCACCCGGAATGTTTAATATGGAAGAACTAAACCGCACACTTCTTAGTGCAGCCAACATTCCTAATCTGGATCGTATCCTGCCTAAGAAACCAGAACCACAACCACTTGATCCTGTTACAGATATTGAAGCTGCAACAAAAGGTCTGCCTATTAAAGCATTTGCAGGGCAAAACCACGATGCACATATTCAAGTTAAAACAATGTTCTTGCAAGATCCTGCAAACGGTGGCAATCCTATTATGCAACGTGTTGCACCAGTTCTTCAGGCAAACATTCAAGAACATATTGTTATGAAGTACGAAGAGCAGGTAAACGGTATTGCACGTCAGATGCTGTCAGAAGCACCTGCTGGTGATCCAAATGCACAGAATCCTGCAGTTATTGAACAAGTTATGGCTGCTGCTGCCCAACAAGTTATGCAAGCTAATATGGCTGCTGCACAACAAGGTGGTGGACCAGAGCAGCAAATGGTTGCTATTGAAGCGGCACGGCTTGATGTTGAAAAACAAAAAGTCAATGCACAGCTTGCTAAAGAAGCAACCGAAGGGGCAATCAAGAATCGTGATCTTGATTTGAAAGAACAAAAACTTGCGCTTGACGCTTACAAGATAGGAGCAGAGAATACTCTGAAGTCAGATGAAAAAGAGAAAGATCGAAATACAAAAACGGCTATCAAGGCTGTCGAAATACTCGCAGATCTCATCAAACAAGAAGACAACATCAAAAACTCCGAAACGCTTAAAGCGGCAGACATGATTACAAAACTGCTATCAGACGCTAAGAAACAAAGAAGTTAAACATGCTTTGGGAAGAAATTGATCGTGTGCTTCAAAAAGAATTGATAGCACTAAAGAATTCGCTTGCATCTGGATCGGCTACAGATTATCATTCGTATATGAATGGTGTTGGTAGAATCGCTGGCATTGAATGGGCCAGAGAAGAAATCAAACACATTGTTAATACAATGATATATGAAGACGATGAGGAGTAAAAATGCAAGCAGTAGCTATGGACAAAGCAATGTTGAATGACCAATGGGTTTCACAGGAAGAAGCACCAGATCCTGATGTGCTTCCTGAAGTTCCGGGGTTTCATCTACTTATCCGTCCTGTGTCTGTAAAAGAACAGACTAAGGGTGGTATTATTTTGCCTGACTCAACTAAGAATGATATTGGTCTTCTTACTACAGTGGGTAAAGTTTTGAAAGTAGGCGACATTGCTTACAAGGATACTAATAAATTTCCTAACGGTGCTTGGTGTAAACCGGGTGACTATGTGTGTTATGGAAAACATTCTGGACAAAAGTTCTTTTATAAAGGTGTACGCCTTCTTCTTTTGTTTGATGACCAGATTTCTATGGTTGTTGAAGATCCAAAAGAACTAGATCCAACATATAACTTGTCACACTAATGGCTAAAAGTTATAACACTGCGGCAGCTTCATTTGATAAACCAAAGAAGAAAAAGCCGGGAAGACACAAGAAAAAGCTAAATAAACGCAATAAACCTAAAAATTTCTTTGGTTAGGTATTGTGTATAGTTAGTGTATATTGTATTATAAAAACAATTGCGTAATTCGTCAGTTTCGCAAATGACGTAAAAAAGGAGAACTAAATGTCTACGGACAATGATTGGACCACGGTAAATACTTCTAACGCCGTAAAAGAAGAAGAAAAAATTGAGTTTGAAATTGAAGGTGAAGAAGAACAACAAGCTGCAGAACCAGAAGTTGTAGAAGAAGCACCTAAAGTTCAAGCTGAACAACCAGAACAGGATACAAAGCCTGAACAGGAAGAACAACAGTCTGGAGCACAAAAACGTATTCGTCAACTTGTGCGTCAGAAAAAAGAACGTGAAGAAAAAATTGCTGAACTAACTGCTCGTCAAAAAGAACTTGAAGAGCAACTCAAAGCAAAACAACAAGAAGTAGAAACTTCAGTTGAGAAAAGTTTTGAGTCAGCAGAGCAAAACGTGAACAACCGTATTGAAATGGCACGTGATGCTTATCGCCAAGCACTTGAATCTGGTGATACTGATCGTATTGTAAAAGCACAGGAATACCTGTCAGCGGCACAAAACGATGCAGCAATGCTGAAGATGAATAAGCAGCAGTTTGTACAACAACGTCCTAATGTTCAACAAACTGAACAACCTGCCCAAAGAGCAGAACAGCCAGCACAATATGATCCGCTGGCAGTAGAATGGGCAGGGCGTAATCCTTGGTTTGGTCAAGATTCAGTAATGACTACACTGGCACTTGAACTAGACAACGAACTGAAAGGCGAAGGCTACGATCCTTCTGAAGAAGACTTCTATCAAGAGATTGATAGCCGTCTTCGTGCAAAGTTCCCCGAAAGATTTGGTGGAACTGCGGAACAAGAACGGCAGCAGGAAACGTCATCTCCTGCCCAAGTGGTTGCCGGAGCATCACGCACTTCGACAGCTTCAACAAGTAACAGCAAGAAAGTAAAGCTTTCTAAGGAAGACATCCGACTTGCTGAGAAATGGGGCATACCACTGGAACAATACGCCGCTGAAAAACTGAAAGTAGAACGAGCCGAAGGCGAGTATACTTCAGTTTATGGTAACTAATTAGCGTGGAGGTAATTTAAAATGGCACGTAATACAACAACATCACGTAATGCTGAATCTCGTGAATTCAATTCTAGGGAACAGGAATATGAATATAGGGAACCTTCTCTTCTTGATATTCCAGAAATGATAACAGATCGTTTTGCTGATCAGGGCATGAAGCTTCGTTGGATCCGAATTAGTCTGAAAGGCCAAGACGATTACAAAAACATTGGTAAGAAATTCCAAGAAGGTTGGCAGTTTGTTACCATTGATGAAGTTCCTGAGATGCAGCACTCGTCCATCGTGAAGGACAGTGGACGGTATGAAGGCACAGTCTGTCGTGGGGATCTCGCATTGGCAAAGATGCCAATCGCAAAAGCCGAAAGCCGTCAAAGGCATTTTGAGAATGTAAGTAGGGAAATGGTTGACGCAGTTAATGCACAGCTTATGAACTCAAGCGATTCTCGTATGCCAATTCGTAACAATAGTAAGACCCAAGTAACAAAAGGTCGAACACCAAAGTTTCAAGACTAATTGAAGCATAGGTCGGAATTTTGTTTTTGGGGTGCAATTTTAAAAAGGGAGAAATCTAATGAGTGCAACTAAGGCTCTTTCTGGCTTCCGACCTTCTCGTAAACGTGGCGCAAGCATGAACAATCAGGGTACAAATGAATACCCAATTGCTAATGCCTACGCTGCTAACATCTTTACTGGCGATCTTGTCCGTATTAATGCAGGGAATGTTGAAGTCATCACTACTGTAACTGAAGTCGTACAGGGTGTATTCATGGGCTGTCGGTACGTTTCTGACGCTGACGGTCAACAGAAGTTCAGCAAATACTGGCCTTCTGGTACATCTGCAACCGAGCGTTATGCTATGGTTGCTGACGACTCACGTGCCGTGTTTGAAGTACAAGCAGACGCTTCTGTGACTGCTGGTGATCTTCACGGTTCACAAAACTTTGCTGTAACACTGGGTTCAGGATCTACCTTTACTGGTATGTCTGGTCACGGTATTGCTGCAGCAACTCGTACAACTGGTATTGCAATGTGTCGTGCGCTTGACTCTGTTGATGAGCCGGGCAATGATGTTGACGTAGCTGCTGAGAACGCTTATCTGAAAATGAATGTACAACTCATTCAGCACACAGATAACTTCTTGACCGCTGCTGTTTCTGCACCTGCAACAATTACAGCTTACTTGCTGGGTTAAAGGGAGATTAAATAATGGCTATTAATCGTTCAAGTATTGCGAAAGAGCTTCTCCCCGGCCTTAATGCTGTATTCGGCATGGAGTACGGAGAAGTTTCTGACGAACACGCACCGCTTTTCGACACCGAAAATTCGGATCGTGCATTTGAAGAAGAAGTATTGTTCACTGGTTTCGGCACCGCACCTGTTAAGGGTGAAGGCGCAGCCGTTTCCTATGACGATGCTCAAGAAAGCTACGTATCACGTTACACCCACGAAACTGTCGCACTTGCTTTTGCTGTGACAGAAGAAGCAATGGAAGACAATCTTTACGATACTTTCGCAAAGCTTCGTGCTCGTGGTCTGGCTCGTGCTATGGCTAACACGAAACAAGTTAAAGCTGCTGATGTTTTCAACAACGGCTTTAGCACATCTTACCTTGGTGGTGACGGCGCAGCGTTCTTCTCTGCTTCACACCCAACGATTGGTGCTGGCAACCAGTCGAACCTTCTGACTGGCGACCTTTCAGAAGCTTCACTGGAATCTGCACTGATTTCAATTTCTAAGGCTAAAGATGACCGTGGTATTCTGATTGGTCTGCAAGCTAAGTCGCTGCACATCCCTTCAGATCTGGCGTTTACTGCTGATCAGATCCTGAACAGCACAATGTCAACCACAATTGGCGTTAACCCAACCACCGCAGCTAACGGTGCAACTAACGTCAATGACATCAACTCAATCCGTAATCAGGGTCTTGTACCGGGTGGTTTCTTTGTAAACCGCCGCTTTACAGACACTGACGCTTGGTTCATTAAGACAGATTGTCCTAATGGTGCTAAGATGTTTGTACGTGCTCCGCTGCAAACGAAGATGGAGCCAGACTTCGACACTGGCAACCTTCGGTTTAAGGCACGTGAGCGTTACAGCTTCGGTTGGTCTGACTGGCGTTCCTTCTACGGTTCTGCTGGCGCATAAGGTTAGTTTACACTAATCTGAAAAAAACTTGGGAAGGGTCTTTGCATCCTTCCCATTTTTTTTGTATAATATACATAACGAACCATAACTAACTAATTAACAAACATAGGTAACGTAAAATGGCAAGTAATATTCGTACAGCCCATCAGGTGGGCAGTGGTGCGTTTGTAGATTCGGCAACAAGCACTACAATTACAGATACACGAATCAAAGGCGTAGTATATACAGGTGTAGGAACCTTTACCATTACTGGTACTCAAGTAGATGAATATGGTAATACACGTGGTAGCAACATTAAATTTGTAGGCACAACCGCAAGTGATGCAGGTGATATTATGATACCAGATTTTGGTGTTCGTATGGTGGGTTCTGTTAAAGTTTCCGCTCCTACTTCTGCTGCAACCGTGACAATTTTCTATGGCTAATTACACTTTCTTAGTTGATGATATCATCGGGGCAACCGAAAACGATGGATCGGAATTTTTGGCGTACATGCCAAAGATTACGAATCGTGCTGAAGAAAGACTAACACGTGATCTGGACGATTACGGTTTAGTTGTTTATACTTCTGCTGCAATTAGTGCTGGGAATAATATTCTCACACTACCTTCTGGTACACGAATTCTAAAAAATATTAATATGGTGGCAAACGGCACACGTATCCATTTGCTGCAAAGAACTGATGAATACATTAGGGATTACTGGCCTGTAAGTGCAAGTACAGGCACACCACAATATTATGGACGCAGAGATAACACAACTGTATTGATTGCGCCAACACCAGTTTCCACATTCGATGGTGAAATTGCATATGTAAAAAGACCTACAACATTGACATCGGCAACTCAAACTAATTACTTTAGTGATTACTGCTACGATGCTTTGTTTAATGCTTGTATGGTAGAAGCATTAATGTTTATGAAAGATTACAATGCAGTGCAGCTTTTTGAAGCAAGATATAAAACAGCAATCATAGAATTGCTAAACAGAGCACGTAGAACAAGACGTGATGATATGGAAGCACCAGCAAGTCCAGCAGGTGCAGATAATCCGATTACCCAAGGGAGTACATAATGAGCGTATTTACAATCATTGGTGGTAAGATAGTTGAGCAAACTTTTAAGAAAGGTGCCAAAGAAGCTGCCAAGAAAACTGCTAAGAAAGCTGCACCAAAAGTTGCTAAAGATGACAAGGTAACAAAGCCAAAACGTGGTCGTCCTTCTAAAGCACAACGTGCTGCAAAAACACGTGCATTGAAAAAACAACAGGCCGCAGCAGCAGCTAGAGCAGAAGCTAAAGCCGCAGCACCAAAACGTGTAAGAACTAAACGTAAAGATCTAAGTGGTCTTACAAAAGAACAACGTACAGAACGTAGAAATTTAATTCGTGAATCACGTATGGAAGATGCTGCAAGTAAAAAACCGCAAAAGCCTATGGCTCCTGCTAGAGTTCTTACTCTTACTCCCGAAGGTGAGAAACTTGCAAAGCAAGGTAAAATGAAAGAATTGCTTACAAAGCGTAGACGTTATACATATGAAAAAACAGATGCTCCTTTGACATCTAAAGATATGATGGCTGCATTTGAAACTGTTCCACGTGGTAAAGCACGTAAAGAAGCAATTGCCGATGCTTTTAATAATATGAGCAAGCAAGAAAAAATTGATTTTATTAAAAAAGCTGTAGGTCCAAAACTTACTGCTGGACAAATTAATGAGATTGTAGGACAGGGAGCAACTAAATTTAGAGTTGTTCAACAATCTATTCGTAAGATTATGGAACGTGCAAAGCGTGAAGGTTTTCCTACAACACTTTCAGGATTGCGTAAGGCACAAAAAGA